GAAGGATCGGGTAATGCAAGCGTAGGGTCTATATCCTTTGCTACCAGAATATCAATCAAATCTTTAGAAACCATTGAGATACCCCCTAAAATTACTCAATTATAAGTAGAATTTTTATTCTCTATCTCTAAAAAATAGATTTAAAAATACGTCATCGGAATAATTAGGAGCGGTCCCAACCCATCCATAGAATTCTTTACTTAAACCATTAAAGATACTGTCAAAACGTCTATTTAACTTGAAGCGTTCTTCAGATAGATGTTTAGACTGATTTATTATTATTAAACCAGAATCTTCATCCTCCGTTTTAGATATTAATATTTCCTTAAATTCCTCGTATTCAGCAGGACTTACTTCTTTATTAAAGATATAATACTCTTTATCTTCTATATTGGTACAAAATAGACATCTTCTTGAATTATTTACAAAACCACAGAAATGACAGTCTACTAAATCATTACCTTTATAGACAAAAGAGCAATCGTCCAAGTGAGAGGAATTGAGTATATTATCACTCCAAGTAATTTGGTTACTGCGCGCGATGTCATGGGAATAATCTATAGACTGCGATTCCATAACTTTGTGCGAGTTTTTAATATCAGTACTATGCGCGACTTCTTCGGAATTTTTTATAAAACTACTATTATAGATATTAGTAGAGTCATATACATCAGTTGAGTTGCGAACAAAATTACTACTTACCACGCCTTCTGATGAATATAGGTTCTTACTGTTACTAACTGTTTGGCTATACCAAATGTTATCTGAATTTTTTATATTGCAAAAAGATTCATATAACTTAAATTCTTCTTCAGTTAATTTACAATACTGTCGAATGTAATGTAATAATTCCGTAGTAGCGAGGCCGCTGTCTACTAATTGAGTAAACTCAATTCCAGATGGATATTTACTCTTTAAGAATTCTATGTATTCTTCAGGAGCATTATAATACTCCAATAATTCAGTTGTTACCTTCATTTTCGTCAAATGGAATAAGTTCTATCTTTCCATCATCCTCCTTATAATCATACGGGAAATCACGTTCATTTATAATATATTCTAATCTTTTGTTTAATAAATTCACAAGTGGTTTTGCAGTATAATCATATAAGACAGTTACGTGACGGCTATTTTTTCCTATTAATTGCGCCCCTAGTCTATCTCGCGCGTATCTTAAATAATCAGTATAAGATAAGTTTAATAGTCTAGAGATAAATACATCATAAGAACCAGAAGTACCCGCTGTAAAAAGAGAGGTATTATAATCAAAACGAATAATATATTTGTCTTGATATATAGGACTATGTTCTAAATAAAAATAATTTTCCATTAGAAATCCATTTCCTCCCATAATTTTTTTAATTCTTCTATTTCTTTATCAGTTAATACACATAATTCTCCCCAATCTTTATTATGAAAAATTATAGGATTAAATTCTGGTAAAGGTTTATTAAATCTATTTTTATCTTTTTCTTTAAAATTATCTACATATTTACTAATAGTATAAGGACTAAAACCTAATTTTTTCCCAATAAACTTACAATCTTTACCTTGAGATAGAAGATTATTAATTTCTTCAATTTCTTGATATGTTATAATTCTCATTTATTTTCTCTCCTGTTCCTGTTCCTACATTTAGTATAACAGAAATCCACTCAAATTGCAAATTTTGGAAATGAAAAGGCGCGCCTTACAAAGCGCGCCATCTAAAAAATTCATGCTTTTTTTAGATATGAGTTGCAAGCCCAACCCTTTTTACCCGTTCTTTTATGTGTACCATAGCTCCATGAACCACTGCGTTTTTCTTCGATAAACTCATCTCCATTACTCATGCAAAGGATTTTTGCTCCTGTGTGTGCGGCCTTTCTTAGCCATAGTCCAGGTTTAGAATCTACCTTATACTTAGTAGTCTTAGGAGCAGGAGCAGGCGCAGGTGTCGGTGTCGGTATCGGAGCGGGTGCTGGTGTCGTTGGGGTAGGAGTAGGAGCTGGCGCGGTAGAAGCTTTAGGTGTAATGTAATAAGGGAGACCAAAACCTACGATACTCTTTGAGTTGTACTTGATGTGTCTGTATCCTACCTTATTAGACTTATTACCCTCGATAACATACATATATCCTTTCTTCTTATCAACAGAAGTAACAATGCCTGTGTGAGTACTCTTTGAAGTTGAACTATCTTTAAAGTTATAGAAAACTTGCCAGCCAACCTGAGGTACTACTCCGCGCTTTTTAAAACGTCCCTTCTTCTTATACCAATTCATCGCTTGTGTGCAACCGGAAGTAATATAAAACTTCTTTACACCTGCCTGGTACAAGCAAGAAACTACGGCAATCTGACACCAAGGTGTTGTCTTTACATTAAGACTCCTACCAGAAATTTTGTTGTAAGGCTTCATAATATATTTCTGAGCCTTACCGTTTGCCTCTGAATATCCATTCCAAGACTTAAATAAAAGTCTAGCATCTTGTGCTGTGCCATTTTTTGCCATTTACATGTCCTCCTCGGGTGTATCTCCAAGGTCTTCTTCATCATCAGAGTCGGACTCGAAGAACTCTTCGTCGTCACCATCGGATTCATCGATTTCGACTACGCCATCATCGGGTTCTTCAATAATATCTTCCTCTTCGGCTATTTCATCAATGGCAATCAAATCCTCGGTCTGAATAAACTCATTATTCTTCTCTTCAGGTGTAGCCATAATTATTCACCCCTTAAGCTGCTTGTAAATCTGGTTAATACCAACTGAGACAAGACCAGAAACTGCGCCAAGAATGAAAGCAGCGAACCAGTTTGCAGCATATACAGGAAGGTAGCCCGGAATAGTAATGAAGATAAGAACAGCTACTAAGCCGCCGAATACTGCCAAAATCTCAGGGATATACTTATCGAGCTTCTCGTTACCGATTGCCTTGAGAACTGCGCCAAGAATGTAACAAAGAATTACAAACGGTACAAAAGGTTCAATACCTAAAATTGTAGGAATTTCGTTCATTTTAATTTCCTCCTTTAATTTATTTGATACTATTAAATAGTTATAAGGTTCGAGCATTAACCTTATTCTTAATTAAAAGTAGCAACCTTACCAAAGAATCTAAAAATTTGCATTTTTGATAAAAATAGTTTATAATTATAGTATAGAAAATGAAGGAGTATGTTTATGGAAAACTTAACTCTTAAAGAAAAGATAAAAATTTTAGAACTAATGGAATTTAAGGATAAATTAGAACTTATGAAAACATTGTGCGAGTTAGCTTATTTATATAAAAAAGGATATCGTATTAGTATACCTTTAGTAGATAGTGATATATTACCGCAAGATGTAAGAGATTTTATGACAAGTCAAGGTTTTGTTTTTTATGAACATTATGATAATGAAAATAATAAAGTATATGCTTTTAAATATGTTGGAAAGGTAGGAGAATAAGATGAAGGGATTTGTAGACGGAATTGATTGGATAAATGCGGAGGCTATGAAGTATTGGTCGTTCCCCGCATCCTATACCGACGAGAAGAAAAAGACTGAAGTTCATAATGCAATATTTGGTGGCGACTATTTTGGCGCTCTCAAAGTTGATGGATATTATCAGAGACTCGTTAAAGATGAAGACGGTAACTGTTTTATGATTGCGCGCAGTAAAGGGGTTAATGGTGCAATCGATAAGTACGAGTGGGTTCCTCAACTCCATCCGTTTATGGAAAGTCTTCCTAATGGAACAGTTCTACTTTGCGAGTGCTATCTTCCAGGTAATGAAGGTTCTAATAAGATTACCTCATTACTTGGATGTTTGAAGGAAAAGTGTATTGCTCGTCAAGAGGCTGGTCAGAAACTTCATTTCTATATCTTTGATGTATGCGCTTTCAATGGAAAAGATTACACGAAGACGGGAGCAAAAGATAGATTTGGTTTAGTCCACGCGCTTGCTCATGATTATAATTTTGAATATATTGATTGGGCAGAATATTTTAGCGGTCCTGAACTTTGGGAGAAACTTCAGGAATATCTTGGGAGCGGCCGCGAAGGAATTGTAATTACTCGTAGTGATTGCCCTATTTACTTCAAGCGTACTCCCGCACACATGACCATCAAGATTAAAAAGGAACTCCAAGAAACTATTGATGTAGTAATTCTTGGTGCTAATGCGCCGACTCGTCTCTATGGTGGAAAAGAAATTGAAACTTGGAAGTATTGGGAAGACACTTTTACGGGTGAAAAAATTAACGGTGAACTTTTCAAAGATTATTTTGATGGAAGAAGTATAGAGCCAGTTACAAAGGCTTACTTCAATAATTGGGCAGGCAGTCTTATTATCGGTATTCGCAAGGACGATAAGTTAGTTCCTATTGGCTCACTTAGCGGCCTTGAGGAAGAAGTTCTTGCAAACTGGAAGGACTATAAAGGAAAGGTCGCAGAAGTTACTGCTATGCAAATTATGAATACTGATAATCAGGGATTGCGTCACCCTAAGTTCCTTAAATGGCGCCCGGACCTTACTCCAAGGGATACAGATTATTACAGGTTTTTTACTTAATGAAAATGAGTTCTCTTGAGCAGAAAGTATATGACCTTTTACATAAAGGTCATATTTCTTTCGAGCGCGAAAAAGTATTCAAAGATTGTTATAACGGTTTATATCGTTATGATTTTTACTTGCCTGATTTAAACACTATTCTTGAGGCTAACGGTAGTCAACATTACATCTTTACCAAAAAGTTCTATAAAAATAAATCGGAGTTTCTCAAAGCCCAGGAACGGGATCGCCGCAAAGTAAGCTATGCCCTTGCGCATGGTATAAAAATTTATTGTATTCCTTATTGGGAAATGGATAACATTTCATCGGTTGAAGATTTATTTAATGATAAATTTTTGGCTAAATCAAAATTCCATAATGATGATGCGTTTCGGGCGCAACAAAATCGTCGATAATCCTAGTTTGTTTCCTACTTATTATGTAGGAACAAATCCAGGAGGCAATTAATGGAAATTGTAAAGAATATCGCGGCCGTAGTAGGCGGCATACTTTCTATTATAACCCTAGTAAGTATCTGCTCTAAGACGGGCAGAGCATTTGTTACGGGTCTTTTTAAGCGCAATACAAAAAGTCTCCATGAAGAAAATGCTCAACAATCTCAAGACATCAAGGAAATGAAAGAAACATTAAACTTGATGTTAAAGAAATTTGACGGGTTGCAAGAGGTATCTATGCAACAGTGTCGCAATACTATAAAAAATATCTACTATAAATATTGTACCACAAAACGAATTCCACTTTACGAAAGAAAAACAGCAGATAAGACATATAAAATATATAAAGAAATATTTAACGGTAATAGTTATGCTTCTCTTCTCTATAAAGAAATATGTAAATGGGAAATTGAACCGCCTGAATCACAGGACTTAATAGATGAATAAAATAAAAGGCCTCGATAAAAATCGAGGTCTTTTTTTATTCTACTATTTCTCCAAAGAGATTTACTGTTAATCCCGATTTCTTATCGAGGTTCCACTTTTCTACAAAATCAAAAGCTTTATTTGTAAAATCTAATAAGTTTCCGTCATTCTCGATAACAATATCATAATCATAGTTTAATACTTGAGCGTCAGCGTGGTTAGAAGTTTCTGAATTTTCAGCACCCGCGCGCCGTATAAGCAAGGACTTTGCATCAAGTGCGGTGCAGAGTTTTCTTATTTCTTCAGGCTCTCTACAATCAATAAAGATAGCAATATCATCTTCATAATCATTCATTTTTTCTATATATTCAACTTCTTTACAAACCCAATTAAAAGAATAATCATTCCATTCAGTTAAAAGGTCTTTTAGGTCGGAAAGAAACTTGCGACTTTTTAAGTCTTTTTTGCCGTTCCAACCAACCATTTTTGCTATTCTTTTTATAGGGTCAATAGTAGATATGATATAACAAGTTTGATATTTCATTATTTCCTTGACAGTTTCCTCAAAAGTGGTCTTACCCGCGCCTGGTGCACCGTTCACTATAAAAATCATTACAGTTCCTCCGCAATATATTCTTTCATCCAATCACAAAATCTATCTTGATAGAAAATCAAATGGTCTTCCCACATCTGACAGCCTTTAATATTTTTGGAGACGT